AATGGTCTTAAAGAGAAAGATTTAATAGGTATTCCCTGGATGTTAGCATTTGCATTAAGAGCAGATGGATGGTATCTTAGGCAGGATATTATATGGCATAAACCTAATCCAATGCCTGAGAGTGTGAGGGATAGGTGTACTAAATCACATGAATACATTTTTCTATTGAGTAAGAACAAGAGGTATTATTATGATAATGAAGCTATTAAGGAACCTGCTAAGGATTGGGGTACAAGAGATAGGACAAAAGGTAAGTATCACAATAAAGGTACAGGGTTACAGCCACACTCTGGTCTATCGAAATCTTATCCTACAAAGAATAAACGTAGTGTATGGAGTGTAACTAACAAACCATATAGAGGATCACACTTTGCAACTTTTCCACCTGATCTTATTGAACCATGTATTAAAGCAGGATCAGAAGAGGGTGATATAGTATTAGATCCATTTATGGGCAGTGGCACAACTGCTATGGTTGCAAAGGATCTAGGTAGAGATTACATAGGATGTGAACTACATGAAGAATACGGCAATTTAATACAGGATCGTCTTCCATCTGTGCCAGATGAAGAACTATCACAAGAGACTCCCATCAGTATCTTAGATCTGATATAATACATTCATTAAGGAAATTATCATGCTTTGTGAAGTAAAACTCTATGTTGCTGGATCAGTCTTTACTGAGACTGTTCATGCAAAGAACTATGATGAGGCACGTAAGGTAGCACTTGCACGCAATCCTAATGCTAGAGTGGTGAGTGTCAATGCCAAGTTCTGATTATAGAAAGTTCTATAATTGTCCTAATAGAGGCATCCTAGATCCTAAGAAGGGACAACCCGAAGGGTATATAACTAAGGATGGATCATGGGCAGCAGTTCCTATACTGGGCAGCACTACGAAACTACAGATCATTCACAATGGTACGTTTCCTCATGTTGCTAGGAATTATGAATCAGCAGTATCCTACATAAAAAAACAAATTGCCACAGAACGCAAGCATGAAAGATCAAAACGCAATTCAAGAGAAGGAAACTAAAGAGGACAAGTGGACTAGAGCCCATTCACTCTTTCTTGAATCATTGTATAAAGCAGACCATGAATTGCGTGGTTGTTCACATAATCAGAAATGCTATCATGAGTTAATAGAAATAAGAGATAGTATTATAGAATATGTTAGGCAAATACCTAATCCATATAAACCAGCAGGTAATTATCGTGGTGGTGAACCAGTGAAAGCAATCAATGGTATTAGTGTTGTTTTATTAGGTGGAGCATTAGGTCCACACTACATGCAGGATTGGACTAAAGAACAAGTAAAAGAGTGGGAAGAGTATGCTATTAAGGAGGAACTCAAATGAGTATTTCAAATGACAACATAATTACAATCAATCTTAATGAACTTGCTGATGTAAGAGCAAACTTCTTAGGACTCAAATTGACTGATGATCAAATTGATGAGGTTGCAAGTGAATTGCGTATTAGAATGACATTTGATTCACTCTTTCAACAGACTGATCATATGGTTTATGAGGTGGTTGATGAGTATGACCCAAATTTACCTCATTATGGTGAGATAGCACCTGAACCTGGACGTGAGGCATGGTTGAATGAGATTGAAAAGAACAAGAAACAGTTTGAAATGGTAGACTTAGTATCACCATCATGGACAATTCAAGTACCAAGGAGAAAAAATGTTAAGCACTAAGTATAGACTGGAACTAACAGACATTTGTTGTAGAATGATATCAACTGATGCTCATGAAGTTACTCTTCAAGAGAGAATTTGGATGAACAAGTTATGTGAGAAGAATTCATCTGCTAAATCATTGGCAGAATCTTTATTATGTCCTTATAAGATAGACTAGGCATAAATTTTTGTAAATTGTATCAGCAAATACAAACATAATTTGCATAAATAATGGTAGTATTAGGAGAACAAGATGCACTAAAGGTTTTTGTTATTGTAGTTTAAATTTGGAGGCAATTATGCACAACTTAATTTCATTTAATCAACTTGCTGGGACTAAACATATGGAAGATCCACATGAGGATAAAATCGACGAATACTACGAGTGTCTAATTGACTGTGATGACGACCAACATGTTTGTAAACGTATATGTAAGGAGGTTTTAATTTAAAACGAGTAAACGTTTAATTTTAACAAACAAATGATTAAATATCAGCATCCACCTTAAAGTAAATCAAATAGTAAACCTTAACCCTTGACATAATATGTCAGGGGTTTTATAATGTCAAGGAATTCATTAAATACATGACTAAAAGAAACGAACAGGAAGTATTGGCAGCATTTAATCACATGACTATTAATGAATTGGATGGAGATATACAAATGCTTTCAACATATGATCATAATGGAAGAACAAGTAAGAAGATTGTTATTGAGTATGATGTAAAATACCCAGAGAAATAAATACCTATTCATACTGAACAAAGGACAAAGTTGAAGGACAAGAAAGCAGCAAAGTTGATTATCAAGAGAGCAAAGGAACATCCAGAATTATATACTAAGGAAGATGTAAGGTTTGCAAAGATGCTCAAGAAAAAACTAAAACAAAAGAAAAAAGATGCCAAACGACTCATTGAAGATCAATCAAAATAAAGATGGTTCTTATACTATGGATTGGGATAAGAAAGATCCTAATTGGAAGTTTCTAAATAACCTAACTACTAAGGAGATTCAATCCTTTATTGAACAAGCAGTTAGGAGCGATCAAAATGAAAGATCAAAAGTACACTGAAGCACAATATTGGAATGGTGAGGTTCCAGATGAGGTATTTGGTGATTATTTGAAAGAATATGGTTATGAATACACTCCAGCAGGTATAGTTGATGATATCACATTAAATAGCTACGAAGCATTGAGCAAAGAAAAAGAGAATATTAAGAAGTCTTAATTTCTTTATAGATAATGTTATAATATCAACACATTCTACAGGAACAATGCTTAATTTAGACGAACGATACCATTCTTACTTAAGTGGATCAAAGAGACTGAGGATTGATGGTGCAGAAGAAAAAGTTAAAGCATATGGATATACTGATAATGGGAGTGATATTATTGGATATTATTTGACAACAGAGAATTATCGATTAGAATATAGTTTAGAAGGGATATTTCTGCGAATGAACGCATTACGAGAAACCGTAGGTGTTGATTAAATAAATATCCAATGAGATATTACTCAACTATTATGACTACTACAGTTCCAGAACATGACTTAGACCATGAAGTTTATCTTGATCCAAAGGATCATAAAGAGCATGTTAATCATGGTATGTTAGAATACAGTGAAGCAGATTTAGCAATGCATAATGACGCATTTCATGACCATGATGAAAATGAATCAAATCCTGGTGATGGTAAGATAAATGATTGGCACGAAAGACATAATGACAAGAAACTAGAAATTTATTGTGATAACCATCCTGACGCATTAGAGTGTAGAGTGTACGACGATTAGGACAGTTTAACAACTAGCACATACCCTCTTGCATTTCATGTAGGAGGGTATTATAATGTGTATATTAAATGAATTGCTTATGGAAGTTCAATCTCATGGTAATGATTACGAGGATCTTGTCATCAAGAGACTTACAGGTAAGAGTAAGAAAGAATATGATGCATTAAAAGGTAAAGGTGGATATACATCAGCAATGGATTTAGTTGAAGGATTATATGTTGATAGAAATTATAGTATTAAGGTTACTAATGGTAATAAGGTAGATTGTGGTGATATATTGAGAAGAATGATCGAACATAATTATACAATTGTTGTTGGTCAATGGAGACAAGATGGTGATACTAAAGTAATCCATACAGAATATACTTTTAATATTAAACCAGAAGATTATACTAAATTATGGGGCAGTATGACATATGAACAGGTCAAAGAGTTTGATCAATATGTTAAATCAATCCCTAAAACTAAGGAAGGACAACAATCAACTAAGGAAGAAAGAACAAGACGTAAGAATAACATAGCATGTAAAGATGCATTGATGGTTATACATCCTAAAGTAGATAGTAAGAGTCAAAGAAGAGTTCAATGTTCATTTAAGATTGACCAAATGATAGCATCTGGTGTAGAATATACTAAGATGCCTATTAGTTACACCATCAAATCTAGCAAGAGGACATTCAACAAATGAGAGCATTTTGCCCACCAAAGAATACTCCTGAGAAGGATATTGTAATGACTCCTGATTGGTTAGCAGTAGATATTATTGAGCGTTTTAGTCCTACTGGGTTAGTATTAGATCCATCAAGGGGAACTGGTGCATTTTATGATAATTTTCCTACTGATAATAAGGATTGGTGTGAGTTAGGTGAAGGCAAAGACTTTCTATCATATAATAAGAAAGTTGATTGGATCATTACTAATCCACCGTGGTCAAAGATGCAAAAGTTCTTAGAACATGGTATGGAAATTGCTGATAATATAGTATATCTAACAACTATCAATCATTATACTACAAAAAGAAGAATAAGAGAGATGAGACAGCATAATTTTGCTATTAAAGAGATATATTGTGTAGATACTCCTAAGAAACCATGGCCCCAGTTGGGATTTCAGTTAGCAGCAGTCCATACACAACGTAATTATACAGGTGGAATTGATATGACATACTCTGACCCCATGACAGTTTATAAAGTGGCACAACCAATGTTGAATCCTCTGCTTAATGCCTTATAATACAGTCATGGGAAACAAAATCGGTTTCTTTCTAGTCTGACATAAGGGTTTTCTACTTTTAGTGGATGTAAAGTCCCTTTACAGAAGCAGACACATGACTGAAAGAGTAATGCACTGTCTCCGTTTTTTGTTTCTCTCACCTATTGGGCGTTGATCTCGCAAGCAT